TCACGCCGGGCGGGATGACTGGGACCGAAGATGCACGCTCGTGTACCGCCTCATCTCCGACCAGTAACTCTCGACTGCGTCGATCAGCTCGGCAAGATAGTCGGGCCGCAGGTGCCGGTAGTTGCGCTTGTTCGTGCCCTCACCGATGTGCCCGGCAGCCGCCTCGATCTGCGCCTCCGGCACGCCGCGCGCGTGCATCTCGGTGATGATGGTGTGGCGCAGCGTGTTCGGCGTTCCGCGGCCGCGCAGCTTCGGCCGCGGGTCCGTCTCACCCAGCTTGCGGCGAGGCGGCAGCATGGCGGGCTTGCCCCGCGCGTCCAGCACCGGCCGGCTGATCCCCGCCTCTACCAGGCAAGCGTCGAACGCGTTGCCCAGGTCATAGCAGTCGCGCTCGAAGAACTCCGGCACGTCGGGATCGGCCCACTTCGCCGGCGCCAGCTCTGCGCGGTACTTGATGACCTTGCCGGTGATTCCCTCCAGCCACGGCGCCAGCGTCGGCGCGATCGGCACGATTGACCTGCGCTTCGACGTCTGGTCGCGATCCGGATCCAGGAAGAAGATCAGCCCGCGATCGATCTGGTGGTCCTGCAGATCCAGGATCGCCTCGCTCCGGCCGCAGGTGCTGAGCGCGATCAGCGAGTAGAGGAAAACGTGGTGCCGCTCCGGCCGGCTCCAGGCAGCTTCCAGCAGCGCGGCAACCTGCTCCATCGAGTAGGTGAGGTCGCGCGGCTTCGCCTTCTCCTTCGCGTCTACATCCTTCACGAACGGCGCGGCCTCGATGAGTTCCTCGCGCCACGCCCAGTTCAGCGCGCCACGGAGCGCGGCCAGGTCGCGGCTGATCGTGTGGCCGCCGACGTCTTCTCCCTTCCGGAAGGCGATGAACCGATCCACGAACGTCTTGTTGACGTCGGCGACCGTCACGCCGCCGGTGATGCGGCCTAGGCGCTGCTCGCGATCAAAGAAGCGGAGGAGGTGCTGAACGGAGATCGCGTAGCGCGCACTGTCGGCCTTCGTCGCGACATGGTCCCGCATCCAGCCGGTCAGCAGCTCCGGCACCATCGCCTGCGCCTTCGGCTGGGGCTCAGCATCCTGTTGAGCCCTTGTCCCATCCAGGATTTCGGCGGCATGGCGACCCACCGCCTCGATCGCCTCGCCGCCCGCCCAAGAGTCGTCGAGCGCTTCCGTGTCGCACAGCAGGCGCATCACCAGGATAAAGCCCCTCTCGTTGGGCGGGGTGAGCTCTGCGAGATCGCGGGTTGCGCGGGTGGCCGGATTGTGTCGGCCGCGCGTATCGCGTGCACAGTGAAGCTGACATCCAGGCTGCTGCAGATGCGTCGGCAAGGTAGATCTGATGCTGATTAAGCAGGTGTGCCGGCGCTTACCAAGGCCGCGCGGGGCTCGTAGGCCTCAGCGCCTCAACCTTGCTACTGTTGACGAACTCTGCTCCAACGCCCCTCTTACGGTAGATTCCAGTTTTCTATCCAAAGGGGATGAAACACGATGAAGAAGATTTTGGCTCTCGCGACTGCAGCGGCTGCCCTGGCATCTCTGGCGGCCTGCAATTCCGAGCCCCGTGAGCAGGCTGCTGACAACATCGAAGCGAATGCTGAGGCATACGCCGATAACCTTGAGGAAGCCGCAGACAACGCGACCACGGAAGCTGGCGAGGACAGCCTCGAGAACAGCGCCGATGCGGTTCGCGCGACCGGTCAGAACCAGGCCGACGATATGCGGACCAACGATCCGGACACCAACCTGTCGAATGGCATCTAGCACCGGCAGAGCTTTTGGGGCAGGTTGAACTGCTCCCAAGCGCATGTTGGAAGGGGCGTTCGAGCTGACTCGAGCGCCCCTTCTTTGTTCAGGGAGCTAATCCCGCTCCCACCGCGGCTAGCTCCGGCTGGGTTTCGTCATCTCGTCTGGCTTCCATGTGCCGCCTGTTCCGGAAGCGACTGACTGGCAGCGGGTGTCGTTGCGGAACGGCTCTCAGGGTATGGGAGAGTTGTTCGGTTCAGGTTGAGCACCGGCAGGAAGGACCCAATTCCGGTCAGCGACCGCGTCGATCACCAAGGTGATCTGACGGATTATAGGCAGCCCGATGTTCGCCAGGTCGCCTAGGAAGGCAACGTCGGGGTTTTCGAGCGTGACTGGCCCGATCTTGATTGTGCCTCTGACACGCCCGCCGTAAACCTCACCTTCGGTGTTGATCGATTTGAACCTGCCGATGACCTTCGCTTGGTCGAACAACGGTATCTTGTTCATCATCGATATGGGCAGACTCAGCGCTGCGTTGTAGCCGGTGTCGAAGTGAGCTGGCAGCGTCGAACCATCAGGCAGTACGATATGCGTGCTGGGTATCCCCTCTACGTACTCAGTAGCCGCTCCAGCGGGCAGACGGGACGTGTTTCGCGGTGTCAGCAGCGCTCGATCGTTTGATAGGTCCAAATACAAGAGACTGTCAGTGAACATTTCCGAAGAGACGATCCCCATGGCATCGTTCCGGTCGTAATCAAATACTGCGGCATCGATCCTGCCAACCTCCAGCCCACCAAGCCTGACATCAGGGATGGCGACTTCGGTCAGAAGTTGTTCGTTGCCGGTGGTTCCATCGACCGCTCGAACCTGGCCGATCTCCTTTAGCTGAAGACGCTCTGCCAGCGACCGCTCGATCGTCGCACCGTCGGAGCCGGTGTCGAACACCATCGGCACCAGATCGCCATCACCTACACGCATCATCACAAGCACACGGTTCAGCGACTGATAGAGCTCGATCTCACGCGCAGCCGCTGAGTTCGCCTTTTCGGGTCCATCGGCTGCCCACGCCGTAGGCATTGCCGAAAGCAACGAGAGCGCTGGCAACACGGTCGCTCTGGCGATGTCCGAAACCCGAGGCATAGCACATCCTTCGACAATCCGGCCCAGAGGGATCAAGGCCTGCGACAATCTGACTACATCTGTAGTCGTGGAGTCAATGCCGACTTGGAATGACCGGTACCAGCGCGATGGTCCCGATGGGGGGCCCCGGTGACGGGCTTTGTCGGCGAGGACGTGCCTGTAGTCATGGGCGTCGCAGCTGCACCCGCGCCGTTGGTCGCGACCGCATCTGCGCCGACGAGCTGACACGCCGACGGCGAACGGTCTAGGCGCTTCGGTGTCTCATTACGAAGTAGAGCCGCGATCCTCCCGGGCGCGGCTCTTCCCGTAGTTCGCTGCACCGTGTCACGGCGGAGAGGTCAGTCTTGCTCTTTGGCCGGCGAAGGTGCGCCGAGCTTCCGTCCAACTCGCGCGACTTCTTCGTCTGTCGGCGCCGTCGGCATAGCCTCACCAGGGGCAAGGGCGTCATCGGCAATGCCAGGGCCAGTACCTGCGATCGTTTCGTCGCGGGAGCGGTCGTTCAGGCCCTCGGTCGTCTTCTGCTCGCTCATGGTCACCTCCGTGTGTTCACGGCCAACGCACGTCCCTTGCGAATGGCGCCAACCTAGCACCCAGCGGCTCTCTGTTCGTGCGACCAGATGTGCTTGAGAACTCTTGCAATCGGCCATGAAACGTGCCAAAAAATCCCTGCGACAGCTATGTCGTGCGAACGCGGCCCGCCTCCTGGCGGGCTTTTTCGTATCTGCGGATAGCGCCTGCCGAAATCGTTCGTGGCCCGGCCGTCGATCGGCCGAGCCACAGACCGTAAAGCCTACTTGTGACCGCCGTGGCCGGCGTTCTGGTTGTTGTCTTTGCTGGCAGTGTTGTCGCTGTTGTCCTGCTTCTTGTTGCCGCCCTCGTCGTCCTTCCCGTTCTTGTGGAAGTCGCCCTTCTTCTTGTGATCGGTCATCGCAGCTCTCCTGGTGGGGAGTCGATCAACGCGCTACGGTGGGCGAGTTTCCGGGTTCGAGCCGGTAAAGCGGCTCACTTATACGGAGTTGCCGAACATGCCGCCCAAGGCGCTTAAGCTCATCTACGTGACGTACGCCGCATGTGCCGTCGTCAGTTTCGTCCTGGCGGCCGCGTTCGTAGCGGCAGACCGGTTTCTCTGAACCGATAGCCCTGCGCTCGATGCGATTGTCAGTGACGGTGTGGAGGTGCGGATGCCGGGCACGACGCTCACCCCGGCCGACCGGCTGCGCAACCTCGCCGCTGAGATCGAGGCCCTGGCCGACGCAATGGACCGGCCCTCGCGCACGACCGCGCGCGCCGACATGTTGATCGCTGAGTGCGAGCGTATCGCTGCCGACGTGCGTGCCGTGGTGCGCGGCCCTGTCCGTTCGCTCCATCCGCGGCTCTTGCAACGTGGCGGGCAAGCGGTCTGGTGACGGGCTGAGGCGCCTCCCTTTGGGTCCTTCCAGCGCTCTAGGGTAATACGGGGGGCAAAGGCGCAGCTTCCGTCTAGCCACAGGAAATCGCCTTACTTCTTCCTCCCTCTAGGCCGCTGAAACGGCAGTTTTCCGCCGTTTTCGGCTGTTTTAGCAGGGAAGTATGACCCCTCTGGGAGGGAAGTGAGTGGAAATTGACCTTGAAGAGCCGAGCCGGCCCCAGCTCGCCGCTGTCTTCGGCGTTTCCAGCCGCTGGATCGGCGAGTTGCGCTCCAAGGGCGATTTGCCTGAGGACGGCGCATCCCTGATCGAGAACATCGAAGCCTGGGCGCAGGCGAAGTACGGCATCGACGGCGCGCAGGACGCCCTCGACCTCGACGCCGAGAGCGCCCGGCTCAAGAAAGAGCAGGCAGATTCGAAGGCGATGGATAACGCGGAGCGCCGCGGCGAACTGGCTTCCCTGCCAGACATGTCCGGCGCCGTGATCAGCGTCATCGCCATGGCGGTCTCCCGCTTGAGCCAGGTCGGCATGATCGTCGCCAAGGGCGATCACAAACTCAGGGCGCGCATCGAGAAGGCGGTCAACGACGCCCTCAAGGAGTTGAGCGTCGTCAAGGTCGAGAAGGCCAGAGGCGGAGGCCTAGATGCCGAAGAGGCCGCCGAAGCAGACTGAGCCTCAGGCACTTCAAATCCGCGGCGACGATGCCGTGCTGTCAGCCGTTCGCGAATGGCTGGCGATGTTCGCGCCCCGGCCCAAGCCCAAGCTGTCCGAGTTCATGCTGGAGCACGCCTGCGACGACACAGGCGCCAGCATCACGCCGTTCCCTTTCCAGCTGGAGATGGCGGACGCTTTCACGGATCCGGAACCGATCCAGCTGTTCGCGGGCGAGCTCGATGTGCCGCGAATCCGCGTCGGCAAGGGCACCCGGTCGCTGGAGTGGCGCTGCGTGTCCGCGCTCGAGCCGTTCCACGACGAGGAGAAGGGTGCGCGCCTGTCCGACAGCTGGCACCAGTTGGTGTGGCCTGGTGAGACCGGCTGCGCGAACATGACCGGCACCGACAAGACGTCGAACTGGGGCGTGGAGAAGCCGCCGTCAGCGGTGCGCACGACGGGCGGCAGCCTCAACCCTTCCTTCCTGGGGAACATCGGCCTGTGAGCGAGCTTCTCCGCCGCCAGCACGCCGCGCAGGCGGCCGTCGACCGGTTCAAGGGCCAGCCGCTTGCCTATGGCAAGAACGACTGCGCGCGGCTGGCGGCATTCGTCCTGCGCAAGATGGGGCACCGGCCGCAACTGGCGAAGGCCGGCAGCTATTGCACCGCCCTCGGCGCTACCCGCGCGCTGCAGCGGTCCGGATTCGAGGATCTTGCCGCGGCGATCGACGCCATGGGGCTGCCCCGTATCGCACCGGCCGCGGCATGGGTTGCGGATCTGGTGTTGCTGCCGGCCGAGGGGCCGTTCGGCGGTGCGCTGAGCGTCGCGGTCGGGAACGGCCGTGTGCTCGGCTATCACGAGGACGTGGAAGGCGCGGACATCCTGCAGCCGGTCCAATATCTCGCCGCCTGGCGGGTCTGAGAGGCAACCATGGCGAAGGCTCTGCGCACCGCGGCGTTCGTGGTGGGCGCGGTGGCGCTTGTCGCCACCGGCGTCGGCGCCGTGGTGGGCGCGACCGCAGCGGCGGCGGCTGGCAGCGCGGGCATCGGAGGCCTGTCGATCGCCGGCGTCGCCAGCGCCACCCAGGCGGCCGCAGCGGCGCTGTCGATCGCCTCCGCCGTTGCGACGCCGAAGGGCTCTCTGGGTGGCAACCCGACCGAGTTCACGATCGATAAGGAGTCCGGTCTGCCGTACGCGATGGGGCGAACCTATTCGGCCGGCAAGGTGGTGCACCGGCAGTATTACGGATCGAAGAACAGCCTGGAGAGCTGGGTCGCGGTCCACAGCATCGGGCCGATCAAGAGCCTGGGGCCGTTCCAGGTCGAGAAGAAGACCATCACCTTCACCGGTGGCGCCGCGCAGGGCACCTATGCCGGCTTCATGTGGCTGGATCAGCAGCTGGGCGCCTGTCCGGAGGCGCGTGCGCTGCAAGGCCCGCAGGGGGCGTTCCCGGGCTGGACCGCATCGTCCAAGCTGTCGGGCCTCGCCGCCGACCTGTGGACGCTGAAGTTCGACAGCAAGGGCAAGAAGTACCCGAACGGCGTACCGGAGCGCGGCCGGATCCTTGAAGGTGTGTTCGTCTACGACCCGCGTCTCGACAGCACCTATCCGGGCGGCGAGGGCGGCTGCCGACTTGGGCAGGAGGAGACCTACGTCTACAGTGAGAGCCCGCCGCTGCAGGCGATCACGTGGGCGTATGGGCGGATCCAGAATGGCGTCCTGATAGCCGGCGGCGGCATGAAGATCTCCGGCATCGATCTCGCCCCCTTCGTGGAGTGGGCGAACGTCTGTGACGCCAACAACTGGAAGGTGGGAGGCGTCGTCTACACCAGCGCCGACAACGGCTGGGACATCCTGAAGATGATCTGCCAGGCTGGTGGCGGCGAACCGATGCCGGTTGGCGGGCAGCTGTCGGTCACCTTCAACGCGCCGCGCGTGTCGATCGGCCGGATCACCAGCGCCGACATCATCGGCGACGTCGACGTCCCGGGCACGGCGTCCCGCCGCGCGCGCCGCAACACGGTGATCGCGAAAGTGCGGCTGGAGAGTCACGGCTGGCAGGTCGTGCCGCTGAACGCGATCCCGATCCCCGACTATGTCGCGGTGGACGGCGGCAGCCGGCCGAAGGAGATCGAGTTCCCCTTGGTGCAGCAGGTCGACCAGGGCGCGCAGCTGGGCCTCTACGAGATTCTGAACCTCCGCGAGCTCGACGGCATTCTTCTCCCCTGTAAGGCGACGATGATCGGGTATCGTCCGGGCGACTGCCTGACCGTCGATATTCCGGAAGCGGCGGTGGTCGAGCGCGATGTCGTGCTGCGTATGCGCGAGATCGACATGGGCACCGTCGGCGTGACCTTCACCTGCCGGTCGGAGACGGCATCCAAGCACAGCTTCGCGCTCGGGCAGAGCGGCACCGCGCCGCCGACGCCCGACCTGTCGGTGCCTGAGGTGGACCTGTCGGCACCATCCCCAGCAGACTGGGCAGCGACCGGCACCGTGCTGAGCGCGAATGGCGTTTCGGTGCCAGCCGTGATCGTCACCGGTGCAGCCGATGAGCGGCCGATGGCGGGCGTGCTGTTCGAATACCGCCGCTATGTGGCCGGAGCGGACCCGGAGGCGAACTGGAGCGGTGGCGGCCTCGATGGGCCGGCGATCGTCCGCAAGGAAATCACCAGCGTCACCTCCGGCACGCAGTACGAGGTGGCGGTGCGGCACATGGTCGGCGGGGCGTACAGCGACCGGCTGGTGCTGGGGCCGGTCACCGCGGGCGTGTTCTCGATCGACAGCCGCCTGGACGCGCCAACCGCGCCCACCGCCACGCAGAGCGCGCCGCTAAAGGTGGATCTGTCCTGGCGTAATCCGAAGTCCGAGGTGTTCGACCATTCGATGATCGTCATCGATGGCGTCGAGGGCGACGAGCATTTCGGTGGCGGCCTATTCGAGACCATGCGGCCAACCATCGACGTGACAGCCGGCCCGCACACCTTCGCGATCCGATCCTACGCCGCTGACGGTGTCACCACGGCGCAGAGCCCGACCATCAGCCTGACGGTCACTTGATGCTGCACACCTTGATCTTCCCGCCGGCCGTGCCGGTGGCTGCCTGACGTCCAAACAAGGGGAAGCCAATGCCAGTCCAACAGACGTTCGCCGCGTCGCGTAATGCGACGTGGGCGCCGACTCTCATCTATGAATACCGGGGTGCGGCGCTGCCCCTGGCCGGCGCGCGCATTGACATGCAGCTGCGTCAGTACCCGGGGCAACCGTATGGTGCTGCTCTGACGATCAGCCAGATCCCCTTCACCGACGTGCTGAAGAGCGGCACGGCCGGCGCTGACAACGAGGTTCGGGAGCTGACCCTCTCGCCATCTGTCGAGCCTGGCGCTGTGGATGGCTCCGATCCGAACACGCTGCGGTCGCTGCCTGGTCTCAACACGCCCGAAGCTGGCGACCCGCAGACCTTCAGCTTCGACATTCTCATCACCTACGCCGACGGGGTCTCTGAGATCCTGTCGAGCGGCCAGTTCATCGTCGATCCGGGAGTAACCATCGCATGACGCAGATTATCAGGGCGGCTGTTGCCGGGCTGCGTGGGCCGGGACTGACCGCGGACGATGAGGCGCGCTTTGACGAAGCGATCAGTCACACCGACGAAGCTGTTCAGCGGGCAGATGCAGCGGCCGATGACGCAACACAGACTGTCGCGGTCATCCCGCCCGCTCTCGCGCAGTTCAAGCGCTACATTGGGGCCCTAACGGTTCGTCCGCTGATCGGCACCGTAGGCCCGGGTGGAACGCGCCGTATGGCCCACGGCATCGACCCCGCTGACGGTGCTATGGTCCACTTCGCGCCGGTCCGCGGCGTTGGTTTCGTTCAGTCGATCGCTGATTCGCCAACCGGACGGGCCGTGCCCCGCCTCAATAGGTATGTTGGGAGCGGGGATATCCCCCTGCTTACTCTGAACCGCCGCACGCTGCTGAGCGTATCATCGGCGGGCACTCCCCTGTGGCTGGGGCAGCCGCTGGTGAGCGGGTCAGTGCAGTCTTCGCGCCGCCAGCTGGCAAACTCCATCGCGTCGGCTGACTGGAGCGGCGCCATCTCCTACGGCCAGTCTCTCTCCGTTGGTGACGAGGCGCACGGAGTCATCTCGACCTCCCAGCCATATGCTAATCTGATGCCGGGAGGCGGGCTGAAGGCGGGTAGCAACCTAGAGACCTCCGCACCGCTGATCGAGCAGATGCAGGGCGCGGGGGGCAGCGCCTCAACCACGAGCGGGGAAACGATCGTCTCCGCAATGTGCAACTATGCCGTCACGCTCGCGGTCACCGCCGGCATGATTTCCTCGCCTTCGGAACGGATCTTCTATGGCGGCGCCCCTGGCCTCGGCGGCCAGACGATCGCGCAGCTGTCAAAGGGCACCGGCCCTTACAACCGCTTGGTGGCGCAGGTGACCGGAGCAAAGGCCGCGGCGACTGCGGCCGGGAAGACCTATTCGGTTCCGTTCATCGCTTGGATCCAAGGGGAACAAGACGCCGAAGCGGGAACCACGCGTGCCGCCTATCTCGCAGCGCTTCTGCAGCTTCGCTCCGATCTCGACGCGGACATCAAGGCGATCACGGGGCAGTCGGATCCTGTTCACTTTCTACTGTACCAAACCCCGCACCGGATCACGGACAGCGCAGGTCGGATCGCGTTGGCGCAGATGGATGCCGTTCGCCAGTCGCCGCTCTTCCACTTCGTCACCCCGGCGTGGATGTTCCCGCGCTATGACTACGTCCATCTGACAGCGGCGGGCTACAACTGGATGGGGCGCTACTTCGGCCGCGCCATGCACCAGATGTTGGAGGGCTACGAGCCCGACACCCTGATGCCGCTCAGCGCCACCGTCGCAAGTGGGTCGAATGTGCTGCGCGTCCGCTATCGCGTGCCGGCGGCCCCCATTCAGCTGGGTTCAGCATCCCTGCCATCTGTCCAGGATTACGGCATGCGCGTTGTCGATGACAGCGGGGTGATCGCGATCACGTCCACAAAGATCGTGAACGGCGACACAATAGAGCTGATCCTTGCGAGGGCGATGGGTGCGAACCCGCGCTGGCGGATCGGTCTGGACTATCCCGGCTCCGACAACGGTCGGGCAACCTGCAGCGTGCGGGACAGCACGCCCGATGCCGTGACCATCGCCGGTCAAAGCCGCGCCCTTTTCCACGTCTCGCCAGCCTACGAGCTGCCGATCACCACCTTGGAGGCATAAGCCATGGCTAACACGTTCCTCGACTTCTCGGCCGACGCGGACATCGGCGGCCCGCTGATCGGCTTCGCTGAAGCGGTTCCGCTGATCCCGCCGCCGCCGTTCGCGGATGCAGTCGATCACTGGCGGTTCGGAAGCAACGCGGCCAGCCTTTCGGGCAAGGTGTCCGGTAGCCGCATGAGCCTCGGCCTGGCGCTCACGGTGGGTTCGAGTGGCTCCGGCTACACCTCGTCGCCGACCGTTGCCCTGTCCGGCGCTGGCGCGTCCGGCCTGGTGGGGTTCGCCGAGCGCAACGGCAGTGGCCAGATCTATTCGGTCGGGTTCTCCGGTCAGCCGCAGGACGACACAGGGGCTGTCTCGGCAACCATCAGCGGCGGGGGCGGCACCGGTGCGACTGCCAGCGCGAGTCGCGGCTCTGCGCCGACCTACAACGCGGCCTCGATCGTCCTCGCTTCCGGGAAGAAGAACGGCCTGGTTTCGGCGATCGACGATGCTGCGGTTTACACCGAGGCCTACTTGATCAAGCGGCCTAATGCCGGGACGGAACAGCGGATCGGCGGAACCTCCATGTACAACGGCGGTGCACGCGGCGGCGGTGTCGGAGGTGACGGTTTCGCTTGGTCCACTGGAAACCAGATTGTGCTTCAGACGGGTTCAGGCATCGGTGACCGGTCTATTACCCCTCCAGCATCCTGGGTGGCGGGAACGTGGGGCGTGCTTGTTGTAAGCGTGTCAGCAAGCGGCCGAACGGCGCTGCTGATGGGGCCTGACGGGACCGGATCGACGGCATCGGACAGCGGCGCCAAGGTCGTTGCCAACCCCCAGCGCAAGCGCGCTATCGGCGGCATCCATTGGGACTTCGGCAACCCTTATGCGGCGCTGGAGATCGCATCGTTCGCGAATTGGGCGACGGCTAAGACCTCAGCGCAGATGACTGCCTGCGCTCTGGACCTTCTCTATGACGCGCAGGCTAGGGGCCTACTGTAAGCCCTTGAAGTAGAAAAGGAAGTACGCCCAGCGTATGCCTTGGACGGTCAAGAATGTGTAGACGATCTTCTTTTCGAGGGCCTCCTCCTCCGGGCTCTTCTCCCTTCTGATCGCCTCGGGGTCGAGTTCGTCGTCGTCCCTCCACCGAACATCGGCGCCTCCCATTGCTTGCGTGCTGGCGCCTGCTGGACTGAGCCGCCGAGCGGCGGAAAGCAAGCCCGCTCCGCGCGCTACGGGGCATCGTCGCCGCTGACAAGCGCAAGCGCGGCTGCTGACGGCCGCCCGCAGCAGCAGCACCCTCTCCGACGCGACGCCTGGCGCATTCCGGGCAGGGAGACCTCCCATGAACCCACTGTGGGGAATGTTCGCGGTGCTGGTCGGCACCTTCCTGCCGCTGTCGCTGACGCTGCGCGCCTTTGCGCAGGTGTGTCACGATTACCGGCTGGGCCTCTGGCATCCGGTCAACGTCTATCGCTGGATCAAGATCGCCCTCATCGTGCCAATCCTCGGCCTCATCGCTCCGGCCGGCCTGTTCGTCATGTCCGGCTGGGGCGATGAGGCGATGGCGGTGCGGATCGTGACCTTCTTAGCCTCTCCGCGCGGCGTCGTGGTGGTGGCAGGGCTCCTGATCGCGGCGTTCATCGTCGACAAGGAGCGACCGCGCATGATCGACCAACTCACGCGCGAGCCGACGTCGAGCGAGCACCGCACGAAGATCCAGTTTCGACACGACACCATGATCGTCGTCATCCTGTTCGGCTTGGCGCTCGCCTGGGCGGCAGCCGGCTGATGGGGGGGCAGAACATGGTCACGGCCGCCGTCGCCTCTGGCGTTGTTCCGCTACTGGGCCTCAACGTCGCGATCATGCCGGCGCTGTTCGGCGTCTCCGGCGTCGTGCTCGGCCGATACATCGCGCAGTCGGTCCGTCGAGAGGGGGAGGAGCGCATCACCAGCCGCACCAGCATGGCGCTCACCGCGCTGTTCGGGCTGGCGATGGTCGCGGTGTCCGCAGATATGGAGCTGACACCCTTTCGCGCCCTAGGCGTGGGCGCCGCCGCCGGCTTCATCGGCTTAGGCCTGCTCGAGTATATCGCGTCGCAATTCTCCGAGCGGCTGCGCGGCGCGATCGACGGCTTCTTCAACCCACGCAAGTAGCGACGTTCTCAATGCGCCTCGCGTGACGCTCGCGGCCCTCGGTTACTGGCCACGGCGGGCAGCGCCTTCGACCGAGACGGTTTCTCGGCCCGACCCTGGCGGGCATCCAGTTCCACGTCGAAAGCCCTCCATTCTCCTGAGGGAAAATCCTTGATGAGGGGTTTGCGGCACCTGACGCAGCTAGCTCGGAAGTTCAGGTTATCGTGCCAGACCTTTGTTGAATGGAGATGACCAATCATTTTGCAAAGCACACGCTGTGGCATGTGTTTCCTCCTCACGAAGCGGAAGAGCGGTCCTCAATGCTCACATAGGTTATACTACGTACGTGCTTTCCGCACCAGCCTGCCAGCATCTCAGATGGCTCTCCCGACGCTTATTATACTGGCGCTAGCAGGCTAGGGCCTCTCGACGGCCGAGCTGCATCAGCGCGACGAATAAGAACGCTCCGCCTGCGGTGGCAGACGGAGCGTTCACCCCAAGGGAGCGGGGATATCGGCCCGAGAATGCGATCGAGCGCGATCACCGGGTCTTTGTTTGGGAGTGTGACACCAGCATGACCGCCACGCAACGGCTGGCCGGTTTTGGGACAGTCCTGCCTCTCGCATGAGCTTTGTGAGCCCACCCTTCCTAGGATCGATCGGTTGCTCTCGGTGATGGTGACTGACCGACGGACTCCCCGGTCGCCTGCTCCCATTCTCGCGCCTGTGCCTCGTGTCGGAGGCGCCGAGCCTCGCGGCGCTGGGCGGCGCGGTCGCGTTGCCGCTTGTACCAGAAGAGGGCGGCGAGGGCGGCCACTGCCACGGCGATGAAGAGCTTGGACATCGGGCACCTGTAATCTCGAACGCCCGATCTTGTGCAGTGCAGCATGAACCGCGCGTGTCTCACCTCGGGACGCGTGCCGACCTCACATCTGAAAGGACGAAGGATGGCAAAGACGGCGACCCATTTGGTCGACGAGGTGATCGCGCGCGAGGGTGGGTATAGCAACCACCCCGCCGATCGCGGCGGCCCGACGAACTTCGGCATCACCGAGCAGGTGGCGCGCGCCTATGGCTACAAGGGCGACATGCGCGCGCTGCCGCGCGCCACGGCGGTCGAGATCTACCTGAAGCGCTACTGGAGCGGCCCAGGCTTCGACCGGGTCGCGCAGCGCGATGCGGCCCTCGCGGCCGAGATGTTCGACGCGGGCGTGAACATGGGTCCGGCGCAGGCCGCCAAGTTCGTCCAGCGTTCGCTGAACCTGCTCAACAACGAGGCGAAGCACTATCCCGACATTGCGGTCGACGGCGGTTTCGGGCCGCTGTCGCTGTTCTCCCTCGACAGCTACCAGCAGCGTCGGGGCCGGGACGAGGGCGGCCGCGTTTTGCTGTGGCTCGCGCGCGCCTTTCGGACGGGCCGGTATGCTGACATCGCAGAGGCGAACGGCTCTCAGGAGGTGTTCCTGTACGGCTGGATTGCGCGCCAGGTGCGAGAGGCGGCATGACCTGGGTGGCCGGTCTGGCGCTGCTGCGCCGCTTCTGGTGGGCGCTGCCGATGCTGGCGCTCGGCGCTGCCCTGCTGGCAACCCGGGCGACGCTGGCAGACCGCACCGCCACGCTGCGCGCCGAACGCTCGGCCTGGACGTCGTCGCTCGACGATGCGGAGAAGGCGCGACTGGACGCGGAGCGCCGCTACGCAAGCAACATCGCGCAGGCGGCGACCAACTATGCCGCCGGGCTCGCTGCGCGCCAGCCGATCATCGTTCGATCCACCAACACCGTGAGGGAATATGGGCAAACTGATGCTGGCCGCGTGCTGTGCCGCGGCGCTGACCGGGTGCGCGCAGTCGACGCCCTTGATGCCGAGCTTGCCGAAGCTGCTGGATCCGCCGGCGGCCGCGCTGGAGCCGTGCGTCCCGACGCCGCAGCGCCGGCAGGCGGACGGTAGCGCCACGGCGGCCGGCGATGATGGAACGATTCGCGACGGCCGGTTCGACCTTGCCGCCTGCGACGGGAAGCGGCGGCTGCTGGTGGACGCGTGGCCGCGTTAAGGCGCGGTCTATCGAGTACGAGCAAGAAAATGGCGGCCCGGGATTCGGGCCGCCATCTGCTTACGCGCCTCAGCGCTTAGTTGCTGTCTGGCTGGTCGTCGTCCTCGTGGTCCGCCACCAGGATGACCACGCCGGCGAGAATGCCAACGCCGATCAGGCCGGCGATGATCGGGACCCCGCCAACCGTGCCCGCAAGATTGCTCGACTTCTTCGTGGCGGTCGATGCCTTCACGACGGAGAGCGACGAAGCCGGGTTGGCGATCGCAGGAGCCGCGACGAGGGACGTGGCCGCTACCGCGGTTAGTAGATTTGCAAAACGCATACAGATTTCCTTGATTAGCCCCGCTCAGCAGGTCCCCACGCGGCTAGATATCAGTCAGTCATACGTGCGACAACAGATGCCTCAGCCTTCTTTCTTGCGCTCGCCGAAACTTGAAACGTCTACCGCATCTATGGCTTGGAGTAGGTCATCAAAGCGCGGAATATCGTCGATCGGATATGAGCGCTTGAACCCAGCACCCAGAGTTTCCAGGTCTCGCTGAGACAGCAACCCGACGGCCACGATACGATCTGACGGTTCCATGGCGCTTTCCTGTCATTCAATGGGCACCGGCAGTAGCCGGAGGCGCAGGCGCTGCATCATGGAGGAGACCTCCTCCGAATTGCGGTGCAGGCGGTTGGCGATCTCCGTGACGGGGTGGCCTTGCTGAAGCTGGTCCCGAAGCGCGGTGATGTCGGTCTGAGTCCACCGACGGTGCGTGTTCATTCATCACCCCCGGTCTTGATGAGCCGGCGAGAGCCTGAGCCCCGGCGTGCGTTCTACTAGCCAGCTTTTTTTGCCTACGTGGGCCGAATTGACCTTAGGCGAAACCCCGATCAGGGTTTTCGCTCAGGGCGCGATCTTCCGCGTTTGGCAGTCGCGACACCGTTTGGTGCACCGTCGCATTTCGCAGTCTGCGAGCGTCGGAGCGCTCCGCAAAAGCGGCTTCCTTCGCCCATGCCATAGCCGCGTCGCGGGCAACTATCCGGCTGTTCTCCAAGGGAGCGGATTGCGCGTGTGCTAGCTGTCGGGCTTCTTGAGTCCGGCAAAACGTGACCGATAGCGTCATGGGCGTTCCTTCTCGCAGCGTGGCACGGAGCGGCACGATGCTTCGATGGCTGAACGGATGGGAATCCGGTTCGGGCCCGCTCGTCCTGTATCCGTAACTGGCTGGACTCATTATCCTTGCCGCTGCAGCTTCGGGGAGGGGGAGAATCACATGCGCTACCTGCTGCTTGCCGCAATGCTTGTCATTGGCCCTGCTAACGTGAACCCATGTAATGCTGCGTTCGTGGCGTCGGTCCCCTGCTGCAAGACCTGCTCCAAGGGCAAGGCGTGCGGGAATAGCTGCATCGCACGTGACAAGACCTGTCATCGGCCCCGGGGGTGTGCTTGCGATGGATGATCCGGACCACTCGGCACCTCAAGATCAGCCCGAACTCGTTAAGCTTGTAGCGCGGATCGCTGTGGCCTGGCTCAACAATCCAAGTCACCAGATCGCGGCCGATGAGGTTCCAAGCCTCATCGAGTGCATTCATGAGGGTTTGGCAACCCTTCACGCGGACGGCCACGTGACGAGCAATGCAGCTCAAGCGGCAAGTCCAGAACACATTCCGGCCGTGTCCGTCGCTGAGTCGTTGGCTTCTAAAGACTACATTCTGTCGATGATTGACGGCAAGCCGTACAAGGCGCTGCGCCGGCATGTCGCAGCGTATGGCCTCACCCCAGAGGAGTACCGCGCTCGATACCGGCTCAATCCGACCTACCCTATGGTCGCGGAAAACCATTCAGCTACCCGGCGGCAGCTCGCGGAACGGATTGGCCTGGGGGCGATGCGCAAGAAGACTTGA